CTCTCCGTACTCCTGTTCGGACATTGGTCCAAGGATTCGCCATCTGGTTGAGCTGTTCCAGAATGTTTCATACTGATACCAAGAAAAAGCGGCAGGCAAACTATAATTAGCTTGCCCGCCTACCAAGGTTATAGAGCCTGACGCATAACATTTCGGCCAGGGATAGGCCTCGAATATTTCCCTATTGATGCGCTGCGTCATAGCAAGTAATTGCTTCGTTGTAGTTTCAGTAGAGCCAATAATAGTTGGATCAACTGTGTATCCGCACTCTGCTGCTACGTTTGAAACAATCGTTGCTAAACTCATACTTTCTTTGGTCTACCTCTGCGCTTAGGAGCATCCTCCTCAACTTCATCAAGTGGCTCGTCGACCTCAACGTCTTCGACAAGAGATGGTCGGATCACCTCCTTTCGCATTGAACGAAGATTAGTACCTTCATTCGCCTCTACTCGTTGCATTAAGAACTCGATCTGTTCTTCTAACTTAGCGGTCCTACGCTCTTCTCGCTCAAGTAACTGCTTGAGTTTTACTACCTCATTTTGCGAGGAGCTGGCCGCTTGCAGCCAATCCTGTGCCATCTTTATAAACTTAGACAGTGGACCCATGCGACGCTTTACATCGTCATTAGCCTCTGCAAGTTGCTCTACGGTCTTGAAACCAAGGTACTGCAACTCTCGCATAGCAGAGCCAGTCATAGGCGCCCACTCTGCAAGTGGAGTACCTGACGTGACAGGCTCGCTACCGGCTTTAAACGCAGCATAAAGCTCAGGATATTCGGTAGCATCCTGTGGTTCTATTTTACGAACTGTCTCATCTCCACCTGGGTACTGAATGCTGATGGAAGGAATTTCGTCAAATATAGGACGACCCTCTTTAGCGGTCTTTTCCCGATTTTCATTGTAAGCATTAAAGAACTTTACGTTAGCGCCAGAATAACGGCGCTTTGGCTGACTGCCTCCGTTCATTAATGCGTTCCAATCAATTTGTGCCATAGTTTCTCCTGTTAAATACGCATCATGCGTACTTAACTTATAGCACTACCCTTCAATAACCGTAACAGTGTTGATTGGGCTACCACTTGTCTGGTACGCCGTAATAGCTCCTGCGGGAACAAATCCAGCATCGAACCGAACTACATTTGAACCAGCAGTACTTGGTAGCACATAACAAAAGTTAGTTGCCGTTGGGGTAATTCCAGTAAGCGTAGCGCCGCTAAAACTGATAGCTATGTTAGCAGCCGAATTGTTTTGAATAAGCAAGAAGTTACGGAAAGGCTTTGCAGCAAGGAGCGTAGTGCTAGTGGCCGTATTTATTGTGGGAGTAGTTGTTGTAGCGTTACCCGCAAACGATGTCATAAATCACCTATAAAACGGGGGGATTGCTCCCCCCTAACCATTAAACAGCTTTTGTAAACTTGAGGTAATAAAAAGATGTTCCGTTGGATACAACTACAAAGCAGTTAGTATCAGCGTCAGCATCTTTAACAATACCCACAAAACCTGTTCCAACCGTAGCAGGAGCGCCGAACGAAGTCGTCAACTCTGCCGCTGTTGGGGTTGTGTCATTTACATTGTTAATAGCCATTTTTGTACGAACACCACCTGCCGTAGCTACTACAGCGTTGGTGCTCGTTACGGTTGTAAAAGTACCGTTAGATACCTCCACAGCCTGCTCAGGTGGCATACCCAAACCGATAAGATTTGTCGTACTTGGCATAGAAATCCTCTAAAAATTGGGGGGCTTTTACACCCCCCAACAGGTTAGTTCACCTTTAAGTGACCGATAGAACCAAGCTCTACAGCAGCAGCAGGTGTGGTGGATGCCAACCCAACAACATAAGCAATCTTAGTCGTTGAAGCGTCATCAGCTACACCAGCGGTTGCAGTTGTGTTGAGGTTGTTCTTGGCAACATAGTTTGCTGCTACCTTGCCCTTTATTCCCTTTCCAACTCCACCGCCATTTAGTCCGCCAACCCAAACCCAGAAGTACTCATTATCAGCGGCAGCTACTTGAGCTACACCGACCAAAAGTCCCTGCGAGCCAGCATTCGTAGTAGTGAGCATGGCGGCTTGGCCGTCTGCCTCAATCTTTACGAAAGCATACTGGTCAACAGCACCATCAGCTTGAACGAAGACAAACTCCCCTTCTGGAGACGAACCAACGTCCCTAACCTTTGCGGGAAGTGGGATAGTAGTTCCATCCCATACCTTCTTGTAATTAACTCCAAATGATCCAGTTATCGACATAATTCTTCTCCTTTACAATTAAGCGTAAATTACAGCCTGAAGTGCAGGAGCAGAACAGCAGAGGTTTCCTTCAACAATAACTACTGTGAAGAAAGCATCCTGATCTACTGGGCGAGCCATCTCTGGAGCGAGGGGCTTAAAGTCAGCTCCTCGAACCATGTCGAACGACCAATACTTAGTATTGAGAAGTCGGCATGAGTTGGTCTCAAGCACTGAAGAACCGTATCCACCGTCGAATACGAAATCGCATCCGTCGTAGCTCAGTACACGAAATCCAGCTACAGCCTTCTTTGCAGGAAGCTGAATACGCTGAATAGCTGTGAGCGAGCTGTGGAGGTACTTCCAAGCTGTGCGGTCCATGAGTCCAAGGTCTGGCTGCTCATCGCCACGAGTAATCTGGCTGATAGCATCCGTAATCTGCTCCTGCACGTTTGATGCAGAAAGAGTTACGTTTACAGCCAAGTTACGCGCCCATGTGTTAGCGCCACGATCAATGGTTCCATAGGTTCCCGACGATGGTGAAGTCGAAACAGCCTTCTTAATACCGTCGAACTCAAGTCCACCAGATCCCGTTCCATCGCCACGAAGCGAGGTCGAAACTGTGTTCTTGAGGCGAGCGATAGCTGCCTTCATCTTCATCTCAGCGAGATCAAGCAACATAGCCTGATCACGATTAGCACGTCGGTCACGACCGCTGATAGCTACAGGCTCATAAACCTGCTTGATAGCGAATCGGAACGCCGTAGCATCGTCGATTGAATCGAGGTTGAACGATGAGAATCCTGAGTAGAAACCGCCCTGCGCCGCATCATTGTACATAATCGGCTTGCGAAGCTCATATCCACCGGAGAACTTACGAATTAAACCCTGCTCATCCAGCGAAGCAAGAAGTGGATTGTGGTGAAGAACCTCATCCGCTATTGCATCTGACTGGTCAAACAAGGTTGCTACTACTGCTTCCTCTAAGTTTGCCATTTTAATTATCCCGTTAATTTATTGTTTAGCGGGATAACTAAAAGCCTAGTCGCCTCCGACCAAGCGCCTTCGTAAATTATCCCGCAGGTTTTTAGCTTCTATCTTGGGAGTCCCCGAACCAGCGGAGCCAGATATAGACCTAGACGCAGCTTTGGCTTTTTCCACCGCTGCTTTTTGTTCTTGAATCACCGGCTTAGCAGTCATCTTAGAAACGAGACTGGAGTAAGCGGGGTTGCCGTTAATTACATAATTATAGGCAGTTTCTAGTACCTGTTCAGGGGAACCGTAGCGCCCTGTGGAACTAAGAGCCTGCACTACTGGAGCCATATCTGCTTCAATTTGCGAAGCTGTTTCTGGGTCCTTGAATATCGGCTTACTATTCATGAATGATTCTACAACTCTCTGATTGTAGTACTCAACTGCTTTTTGCTCTTGGCTTTTAAGTATGTTTTGTGCTCGCTCGTCTGCTATGCGTTCAGCTTCTTCTCTGGTGAGATAGTTCTGCTGTTGAGCCTGGGGATATTGCTGCTGGTACTCTTGTTGAAGCTCCATTAAGTCTTGTGGGCTAAGGCCATAAGCATCGAGCCATTCTTTAGCCGCTTGCTTTGGGTTAGCTTGCATAGCTTGGTCCCAAGCAACTGAACGGCGAGTAATATCGGCTAGGCTTAAACCCTGCTTAGCGTAATCGTTCTCATATTGCTTAATAGTGTCATAGACGCTAGCAGTTTGCTTACGAAGCTCCTCAACTTCAGCCATTTTACGGCTGTAATCGGACCTAGTTTCATAAGCCCTACGGTTGAGGTATTCCTGTAAGATATGGGCGTTGGCTGCCGTAGGATTGAGGAACGCTTCCTTTTCCTCCTTACGCATATCTGCGGGAGGAAGTAATGCTGGTCGCTCTACTTGCGGTTCAGTTGCGGCTTCCTCTACTGATTCTTCAACTGGTTCAGCAACTTCTGTTTCGGTGGTTTGCTCATCCAACTGTTGTTCTAAACTGGCTCTTATACTAAGTCTTTCTGGCGAAGCTCGTTCTACCTGCACTTCAGTATCAGCAGCGTCGATTGTTTGATTATCTTCCATGGTTTAACCTGTCTCTTAAATTAGACATTAATTTGTTTATTACTTGCGTTTCGGACCGTCGTGTCTCTTTTTCGGGGACGTACCCCTTATCGTAAGCATCCCCAACTTCAACAGCTCCAGCGGCTCTATAGACCGCCCTAAGTTTACTTTTGCTGGTGTAGATCTCTTTAGGATTCAGAGGATTCCTTGTTGGGGGCATCTCGTCTTGAATGAACAAATCACGAGCGTTACTTTGTGCCCTTTTTGCTACTTCTTGTATTGGAACTACTTTTTCTTTTACTGGGCACCACTGGAATAGTGTGTATTTACTCATAAGTCAATTTTAGCTAACCACATTAAAGCCTTGAGACGTTTGATTCGATTGTCCCTTTGGCGCTTAAACTCAACGTATTGCCGTTCAGTTTCTTGAGCTTGCAGGAAAGCCTCCATTTCAGCTTTGACTGCGGCCTCTTCAGCTATCCTATACCTATTATAAACTTCTGTGTATAAATCTTTTGCTTTTTGAATCTCTGCTTGTTGTTCCTGTATTTGAGCAATAAGTTGAGCTTCATTCTCTCTTATCTTTATTTCCAGCTCAGCAGCTTTTAACTCTGCTTCTTTTGTAGCTA